CTGAGGTACGTTCTTAAGACCCAGGGATCGACGATACATCTTATATGTATCGAATCGTGATCGCTTGTCAAGCTCTCGATATTGTTTTGTCGATCGACCCGTCGGATTCATATTCACACCGGGTCCACTTGATGTATTCAGTGGAGCCTCTTCGTCGACGTAGTCCTTAAACGATTTCATCGTCATCTCTGAATGTCTCTTGCTGTAATGTATACGTTGTGATGAGTATCCGCATGACGAACACGATAGATGTTGGTGTTTCTTACAGACCCAATCGGCGTCGTGCTTTCGTCGACAATAACTCTTTGTTGAGGATGTCCGATTACTTCACCGGTTGTAGGAGAGAGTGCCTCGGTATTCAACTCGTACGTACCCGGAGCAATCTGATTGTTTTTCTGAATAAACCAGGGTTGTTCATTGACGGACTCGTTCAGCTCAATTTCATCGAGGTCGATTCCCATCTTGTCGAACACTGCACCAAGTTGTTCATCGCTCATTCCAGTATGTTCTTTAATTAAGTACAGAGCAGCAGCGTATGACGCCGCCGCGGTTCGACCGCCCGGAAGCTTTTGTAGAATACGTTTGATACCAAACACAAGTCGATGAAAGATCGTATACGCGCTCTTTTCCTCTGAAGTACGAAGCGTTCGAGACTTACGAAGAACCTTTCCGTTCTCGTCGATGATACCAAACTCATACGCGTCCATGTCCTTCCAATCGGTAGAAAGAATCTTAACGAATCGATATGCGTAGTATGTATCGGCTGCCTGTGATACGATTCCCATCTATAGATTCCTCAGTCTCTCAACGATCGTCTGATCCAGCGGTACATCAAGAAGTTCGTTATCTCGAAGATAGTTCAGAAAGATTAAGAACGTCTTAATCGCTGACCAGTATTCCTTCTCCATTCGATAGAACATCATCTTGTTAGCCGGTGCGATACCAAATACATTGTAAAGTACAACAATGTGGTTGAGTATCAGACGTTCCTGCAGATCGTCATTCTGTGTGTATCGTCTTAAAAGTCTCTTCAGATACTTAAACCTATTAAGATCGTGTTGAAACTCTTCGATCGACATGCACTGCGGATTGTCGTAGTACCGCGATGCAAAGAGAACAAAGTTGTCCTCGTTTAGCTCATCAAATAGTTGCATATCCTATCGGATTCCTTGTGCAGTTTATTATATTTCTCACAAGAGTATTTATCCGATAAGCATAGACTTACCACGATACTACTAACTCATCATTCTCTTAATACGATCAAACGAGACGTTTGTTTTTACTGCAGGAGTTTCGTTCGAGCCGGGTTCATCGGCGGCCATAACCTTTTCGGTGCCGTCCTCGTACTCGGAGCTACCTGGATCAAAAACCTTAACTGTATGACGATCGGCCCAGTGTTTTTCAGCCGGCGCACGTGGCTCGAGCTTTTCTTGACCTTCAGGATCAACGCCCTGTTCGGCGCGATTTGGATAATCAACGGCTTCGTTCAATGCGCGGCGAACAGAATTTGGATTCACACCCGCAGTCATAAGTGCCTCCTCGATCTGTTCCCATGTGTAGATAGTATTATCGGACATTGTCAGCATTCCTCTACTTTTTTACCTGATTGCGACTTTTATTTACGAGAGCTTCGGATCCCATGTATGCACCGATGACACCCGCCTGTGCGATATAGAACAAACTTGCGATCTCAGTAAGAATCTCGATTCTTGTATTATCAACGATTGGAAGAAACATAAAGATGGTAAATCCAATCATTGAGAACATAGCGATCCATGCCATCGATTTTTGATTATCCTGGCGTCGATCGATACGTTGCTGCTCAAGAAGGACGAGCTCATTGTCGCTTACTTCTCCGTCCTTATAGACATCATTCATTTTCTTCTAGCCTCTCTATTGTGTTTTCCAATTCGTCGATCTTACTACGAACGTGAGGATACTTTTTTCTCCATGCGTTCTCGTCCTGCCTAAGAAACTTAAATCCGTATCGATCGACAAGTGCATCAAGAATCGAATCGACTCTTGAATAGAACGCGATTCCAATCCTTGTTGTTCTCATGTATGCGACGAACACGGCACCGATCACCGAACCGATAATCGCGGTATATATCCAGAGCGTATCGTCGAACAATCTATCGATCATGGCATTATGCTGTTCATTGCCATCGCGACCAACACAGTCGTAATTGCACCGACCGCGGTCCAGAAGAAATTAAACAGACTCTTAAGACTCGATTTATTCTTAGAGACATCTAGTTCAAGCTCATGTATTCGATTTGTATGCGAGTTGACCGCAGCCTTGATCTCGGCGGTGTCCTCTATCAGGACTACGATCTTTTCCTCCGCACGAGCGATCGACACGACCGCATTCGTAAGTTCATCGAGCTTCTTTTCGATACGATCCATGCGCTCAGCATAGTGCTCGTCGAATCTACGATGAAGATCGTCGAGATCCTTTTGAGTTGCGTTACGATCGTCTGATGTCGACACTTCTATGAATCCTCTTCTTTCTCTTTCTGATCCACGATCTTTTGCGCCCACTCAACTCCGGCGTCTCCACCCCAGCCTAGCCATGCGACATGCCCGTTGTCTTTCCACGGTGTGTCTTTATACTCTGATGATATCTTTGCATTCTTCTTATGACGAGCAAAAGCGGCCATTCTTTTTACCGTGTCGTACGACAGATCTTCTCGATCAGCCAACTGATTCGCACGAATCCAACCCGTACGAGTCATAGCGGTAACCTCATCGTCACCATGCTCTTCCTTCCAGTCCAGAGCTTTCTGCGCGTTCTTAGCAGCACCCGCCGGTGGTTTGTAAGTTTCCTCTTCCTCAACGATATACTGAGCGAACGTCTTCATAGTTATGCGATTCCTATTATCCGAACTCGTGGCCAGCGACTCGCTTCATCTGTTTCTTGAACTCAGCGAAGTCGGGTTTGTTCTTATAGAGTTTGATTGTAACCTCGTCGCGATCCTTGCCCTTGATACGCCAGTTGTATCCGTCCTCTTTGTGCCTATCAAGAGTCGTTTTTACAACGCGACGCTCGAATCCGTCCTCCCAGGATTCGTAACCCTCTGATACTTCTTCACGAAGTTGAGAAAAACTCTTCATTATTGGTTAATCCGTGTCCGCTCGTTCCTGCCACTCGTACGAAGTGTCATCATCTTTAATCGGACCGCCCTTGGCCCATGTACGGCAGGTACGTGCGGAGTGACACTTAAAGTGGTGCATCCAGCAGTAACCGAGTCTACCGTCATCGTCTGACGTCGGACCCGGCATACAGTCCTCCATACGTGGCGAGATATCAAAGGCGACGCAGTTGCCGCAGAGTGATTTCTTAGCCGCCTCGACCGTGGTGTCCCAGTATTCGGCTATATCCTTCCAGTAGTCACCGGGCTCGTCGACGTTGAGTGGGCCGTATTGAATATAGTCGGCCTTAATCGCCGCATCACGATTCTTCGTATTGAGCTTCACATCCTGAGTTGCGTCAGGGCACTCCATGTCCTGCTCTTTGATAAACTTAAAAAATGATTTCATTACTAATCCCCAATGCCGGCTTCTTCGCGAGCACTCAGCCATGCAGCAACCGCCATTTCTCTCCGCTCCTCATTATCCTTACCTTCAAACTGAGGCGCATCAGACTTACGGAAATCCTCGATCCATTTCGACACATCGTCAGATGGTTTGAGAACCTCGGTAATGGTTGACTCGTTCTTCTCTTTGTCGCTCTTCCAGTTCTTGTCAATATAATCGTAGAATTCTTTTTCCTTCTCGCCCTCGAGTTCACCCTGTGATTTAACACCGAACTTCTTGAGTGCCTTATTAAAGAACTTGCGATAGGCATCCTTATCGCCAGACTTGGCTTCAGTCAGCGTACTCTCTCCATACATGCTCATGCCCATGGAGTAACGATCCGACTGACGAGCCTTCATCTTACGAGTCTTGCCCTTCATGTAAGAGTACAGACCTTCCATCTCGCCTTCCATCTTGGCAAGTTTGTTTTGATACCACTCGGGCATTGGGCAGCCACTATTAAGACAACGAGTGATGTCGTCAGCAGCATATTTGATAAATTGGAGCTGAGTCTGTGCCATCTCAGATGCGCCGATCGGGCCATAGTCAGGATAGTCGTAGTAACCCTCGGACAGAGTCTCCTCGTTCATGACCTGCTTGACTTCAATGTCGTCCTCGTTGTCATCCATCCACTTGTCTGCGGCCTTCATATTACGAAACTTCTTAGTGAAGGACTTCGAGTTCATGCCCTTGACACCCTTGACCACGATCTTTTTGTTTGGATCGATATCGTCCTCGTAGGAGGTCTGCTCGTTCATCGGCACAGTATCACCGCTATCAACGTAAAATCTGTCTTTTTTATTTGTTGAAAGATTTTTAATATTGACCCAATATCCAGGTCCAGACTGTTTTGGTCTTGATATAACTTCATGTGGTGTATCATCGCGCCCATAAAGAATTACATCGCCAGGTTTTAGATCATCTGGACCTTTTTCGGCCCTGTAATTTTCATTCTTCATTCGTTTACGAGCTTCTTCCATCGGCACGCAGTTTGGAACTTCCTTACCGTTCTTCTTTTTGGTGCCGACTTGAACGTATCCGTCCCAGCACGGGCCGTCATCCTCTTTCTTCATCGCCTTTGAGATTGCCTTACGGCGCTTCTTGAGATACTCGTCGGACGAATCAACATCACCGTCGTTATCGATATCGGCGTCTGCCTTACCGACTGGATCGAGCTTCTCCTCGCGTTTGTTATTCTTGCCGCACTTAGCCTCCTCGAGCTCGCGGCGAAATTTGAAAAAGTCAGCCATCGTAATTACCTTTACTATGAGTTCTTGATTTTATCTTGTACGCTGTCGGGTAGCTCATCAAACAGATCTTTGTCAGCTTTCTGAGCCGTGCCTTTTCCATACGTGAGAAAACTGTTTACTCGAGCCATTGCCCACTGAGGCGCAGTTGTACCAGGACGGTGACCCTGCTTATACGCAGCAAGGCCGCGATCGTAGACCTTCTTAAGTACACTCATCGGTGCGCCGGTCTCGTCGGACTTTTTCTTTAAGCCTTTATTCTCTGTTATAAACTCTGAGAATGTTTTCACGTCTTCTTCTCCATATATTTCTTTATATTTCTTTGTATGCTTAGACGGTTTTGTCTCTGCGTCCTCGTCACCTGGAGCCGGACCCTTTCCGCCGCCGCTCTTAAAGTATTTAGCTCGAGCCTTCTTTTCTTTATCGCTCAAACCCTTATAGTACTGCTTGGGTTGATCACCCTCGACGTCAGGAACCGCGTCCTCATCCTGCTGCTCTCGATCGTCCTCGGCCTCTTCTGCTTCGAGACGTTCTTCCTGTTCTGCTTCAATCTCATCCCTACGACGAGCATCCTCGAGCTTATCTTCGTACTCATCCTCGAGATCGTCCTTCGCGTCCTCGTATTCCTGCTGAACACGATCGACGTTCTCACCCTCGTCAAGTCTCTCGACATCGGATAACCACTTGCGATACTTCTTACCCTCTGCCGTCTCGACGATAACGTAGTTGGCTCCGAGGAACGCGATCGCTCCGACCTCTTCTGTTTTTGTGATAACGACCGAGTCACCCTCGTTGAATAGATCACCTGAGGCATACGCCTCACGTTCCTCGGAAACTGGTTGCAGCTGAATGTGTCTGCGAAAATCGTGCGACTCATTCAGGCCCATGCCCTTACGTACGTCGTTAAAGAGATCCTTGGCATCACTGAATCCTGATGGCATACCCTTCATAAAGGTCTGCAGATCGTTGGCCGCGGCTGCCTGACGTAGTTTGGATGCGGACATACCGGATACACCCTCGGCATCAGGGTCGCGCTCACCGGCAGAGATAACATTTACGCCACCCTGGAAATTATAGAATCCGTGTCGGGCCTTCTTACCGTTATACATATCGGTCAACTTCTCGAACTGACCTACTCGATCTGAGCCGACGACCAAGTTGACCTGAGTGTATCCTTCTTCGTAGAGTTTGACCAGAATGTCAAAGATGTTCTTGATGTCCCTGTTCATGATAACTGACCGAGCATGCTTAGGGAACATTTTACGAATGTACTTGACCTTTGTGCGATAGTCAAGCGGGTTCTTTTTAGAATCCTGGGACTGGGATACATAGATTCGATAGATTCCGCCAGACGCAACTCGTGCAACGGAATCAAGTAACTTACCGTGTCCAACCGTAGGTGGATTAATGCGTCCGAAGGTAAACGTGATTTCCTTCTTTGCCTCGGTAATGTACTGTGTAAACGACTTAAAGCTTTTCTGCATTTTTGTCCACTGTTCCCATGAGGTTTAGATAGTACTATCTATCCAGCCTATAATCTATGACTTCAACACCTACGCGTCGGACCATCCTTTCAATACGTCCGGTGAGAAGTTATTATATGAGAACTCCATGCGATCGACTAGCTTCACAGCGTTATTGCTGAGGCGGTCGATGGCTACGTAGCCCTCATCACCCGTTGTTCTGTATCCGTTACGAGTACGAACAAAGGTGCTCATATCATTCAATTTGTCTAGTTTATTTATAATAATAAGTTTCGCATCAATGAGTGCCTGCTGCAGATCAAAGACTAATTTAAGGTTTTTTCGGTTCTTTTCCGAAAAGAATTCAAGAATCTCGTCACGCTTAGCGAACTGAGACGCTCGACCTTTTTCGGTCTTTCTCTTTGAGGCTTCCTTCTCGTACTTACTCTCGATCCAACGAATTAGATTGTTGACGTGGGCGGCGGTGTCCTTAATTCTCTCACCACGACGAACATACGTGTTATTGAACTGCTCGATCATTTGAGCGAACTCTTTATTGTTCTCAATCTCTCGTAGTGTCGAACCGGAGATTCTGGAGAAGATCTTACCAGCCTTTGACAGTGCAGCGGTTACTTCTTCAGTGTCACTCTTTGTCAGAGTCGCCTTACCCGACAGATCCTTGAGACCCGCGTCCTGTAACCAGACGTTACTAGAATTCTTAAAGTCGCGTTCGGCGTTGACATTGAACGATGAGCTCATGGACTGAAAAGAATCACCTGTGTATCGTGTATGAAACACGATCCCGATCTTAGCAGCCTTGATCTCTTTACCGGCATCTGAGTCAACGGGGACGGCGTACACAATGGTGTTGGGCTGAAAGGTATAGTACTTTGTTTCATCGATCGTATCGGTCTGAACGTCGCCTTCTCCGAACATAAAGTCGCCCTGAAAGACACCCTCGGTTACCACGCCATTGAGATACTTCAGCGCAGCCTTGAGCTTAACCGCAAGATCTCCGGATGTATCCTCATCGACCTCTGCAGGTGTCGTATAGTACTTTGGTGTCGTATTGAATACCGACTTTTTGCCAACAAAGAATTCGCCGGCCTTCTCGTTCTCCGGTGGTACGATACCACAGAATACGGCCGGAGCACCGTCCCACTTAACTGTTACATCCGTCTGAGTCGAGGTATTACCAGCTAACATGTCTCGCAGCTCGCGAAGCGCGTTGATCGACTCGCGTGTACCGCTGACGCCACCATAGATCACGGCGTCCTCGATGTGAGTCATATGAGTGTTCTTTGCCTCGGCGAGGTATGATGTAAATGAAAGCATTATTCGAACTTCAGTGTTGGTTTTATAGTTGCCTGAGTGACGCGATCAAGACCAATGTTCTTTCTTTGTATCTTGCCGGAGAATATTACTTCACCATAGTCCTTCTTCCCCTTATCATTGTTTATAAGAATCACCTCATCACCCTCGAAGTAATTGAACGCTCGATCACCATACTTTTTTTCAATCTTTTCAAATTCTCTCGGAGCCCTCTTCTTCATTGTCTCAATCTGAGTCTTGGGGATCTCACCCGGTGCGCCCGAGAGATCGAGCTTTTCTTTTAGGTCAGCTAGCTCACCCATGATATCATCAAGTCTCACGGTCCCACCGAGTTTGAAATCATGAAAATCGCCGGCCTTTACGCGTGGTTTAACCGCTTTGATCTCGTACTTCTTACTACCGACAACAAGATCTACACCAGCTGATGCACCACCGCCTAGTTGGCTGTTATCGAGAAGATAGTACAGTGTCGCCTCACCCGGACCAACACCCTTTAACGGGTAGTCGTGTAGTTTAGAAAAAAGCTTCGTGTTGATTGACTTAAGCTCTCGAATCAGTGCATTAAGTTTGTCTTTGTCGACACTAGTAAGAGTTTTTGATGTATCAAATCCTGGAAAGAAGTTCTTTGTCAGTAGATACTGAATCTCTGCCTTGTTCTCGGTCGACTCGAAATCAGATGTTTGTAGATTGAACGAAGTGACTTTCTCTGCGCGTCGAATAAAATCCATATTAAGATCATCGACAGAGATGGTTGCTTCTTTAATGTACGACTTAAACGATTTCATTCCTGACTCTTGTAACATAAGTTATATACTTCTATTTATATAAAAAAATAAAGGCGACTCAAACGTGGCCGCCTACATTAAAACAACAGTTAAGGATTGGTTATTATAGTTATAAGGAAATCAGTTGTTTATGATATCGTTCTTCGAGATCAACGGCTTCCTGTTCCCAGGGACGATTCGCATAGTCTACGGAGGTCATGTCCTCTCCCTTCCATACCATTCGAGGACCGAGGCCGCGAATGTGCTCCTGCACCAGGTCACCACGAACGTACTGCCAGATATGAACGAGCTCGTGAATGATCGTTCTCTCGAGTTCTTCTCCACGTAGATCGGATCGAAGTTCGATCGTGTAGTCGTCGTGATCCTCCTGAGTACAGTAACCGTCAACGGTCATATCGTGGTCAATCTCAAATCCGACCGATATCATATCGTGGTCGATGTCTTCGAACACTTTATCGGATACTTGTCTTACCACTCTTTCAATCGTATCGACGACGCGGTCGTTCTTCACATTTCCAAGTCCGATCAACATATTGAGAAGACTCTTACTACTCTTCTTCCTCTGTATCGTCTTGATGAAAATTACGCCAACTCTCCTGATTCTGGTTACAGAGTCCGACAATCTCACCGTCCTCATCGATACGAATGTATCCGACCTCAGACAGTCGAGACATGACTGCCACCGCACCCTCTGTGAAAGACGTCGATCCATAGGATAGAATCGATGCGATCCAAAGGACTCCTAGCAGCAGAATCATCCACCATTCGAGAAACATAGTGTTCTCCTAGTTTCCTGGAAAGACACTAGTATTTATCTCATCGATACTTTTCACGCCTCTTTCGATAATATCGAATCGACGACGCGAGGAATAGAAGTTCGAGCCCTTGGTCGACAAGACGTGAAACGAACCGTCCACGACGTTCCAATAGGCATACACCTTGGCCTTCTTATCGGACAGAACGTACGTATGGTTCGGTGTGTTCGGTGCTTCGGTCCACTCCGTGGTTTCCTTTGCGATGATCATTATACCTTACCTCGTGTAATCTTAACGGTGGCAATAATGAGTGCGCCTACAAGGATGACGACGTAACCGATCAGCATCGGCGAAAATACCATCCACCACGACCAGGCGACAACCTCGGTCAGCTTAAGTACGATGAACACGATTGTCAGAGTCTCGAGAAATCCCATGATGTAGTAGCTCCTTTCCTTAACTGTTGAGTCTATTATACTATCCGAGACCACGGATGTAAATAGCTAGAGTGAAGGAATTCACAATTCGTTACGATTCACTCACGTACTCATCGATCATCGGAAAGATCTTTGCGATCTCATAGGCGCATTCACGAGCGATCAACGCGTGCTCCTTCTGTGTGCCGTTACCCGAGCGCAACTGAATGTAGTGAATCCAGGACCGAAGAGTACCGTTCATATACAGACGTGACGTAGTCAGACCTTCTGGTAGAACGGCACGACACTGTTCCTTAGCGATACCCTGCTCGATTCCCCACTTATAGGCCTCGATCGCGGCGTCCTTGACTTTGTTCTGTTTCTGAACCCACATCTCTTCCATGGTTCGATTCACCGAAGAGTCGTCCAGTTCAATCGAGTTCTGACGATTCTTCGTATCCTGAAGACGCGCCTCGCGCATAACGAAGTCAAGTTCCTGTGTCGGATCGGCGTATCGCTGACTGAACTCCTGAAAAGCAAACGAGCGATGCCGTACGATCTGATGAGCGATGTCGCGAGTCGTATCGATCTCAATCACGGCGTTCACGAGTTCAAACGGACTCCAGTGTCCGTGGCGCGCTAGGAATCGCACGAGCTTTTCGGCCGTCTCCTGATTCGTCTGATTCGACGGGTTCGATACTCGAGCGGAGTAGACGACCAGATCCTGCAGGTCTGGATTATCCCTCCACTCCTTCACGAAGTCGTCGGTAGGCTGAGTGTAACTAATAAGTTTTGCTGTCATTATACTTTTACTCCACTGAAATCTTTACGTTCACTTGCGATTCCTGCTCCGGCCATTGATGAATCAAACACCGGTCCGCTGTCCTGTACCAATGTCTGAGCATTATCCTCGACGTCGTAAAATCGCATCTTAGCTTTATCAACACCCAGAACGAATCGTTTGTTCTGAGTGGGATCCGAGTATCTATTCTTGAGCTGTTTGACCATTACCTGACCAAGATTCTGCAGGTCCTCGGTAGAGATCAAAGCAAACATCATGTCGGCGGTCGCAGGTACACCGAATGATTCGGACGTGTTGTTCAAATCAACCTCTGAGTTGGCAAATCCCTCACGATTTGACTGCGTTGCTGTAACGATCGGAAGATTGAACTCGATGGACAGACCACGAATCTCCTCGGCGATCGACTTGATTAATGAGTACGTATTGATCGATCCACCGAGACCACGCATACGAGCCGACGAACAGATGTTCAGATAGTCGATAAAGATAATGTCTGGAACAAAATCACGTTTAAGTTGCAGCTCCTCGAGCAGTGCACGAAAGTGACCGGCATGAGCAGCACCGGTCGGATACTCCTTAATGATCAGCTTACCGGTGTTACGTTTTGCGATCTTGTTAATCTTAGTCGAGTACTGATCGTAGGACATGTTCTCGAGTTGATCGATCGGCACGTTCATAAGGTTCGCATCGATACGTTCGGCGATACGTTCCTCAGCCATCTCAAGAGTAACGTACAGAACGTTCTTACCTTGTGTCAGTATGGATGCAGCGTGATGACACATGAACATAGACTTACCGACACCAGTCGACGCAAGGATCACATTCAGCGATTTACGTGGAAGACCACCCTTACTGATCTTGTTCATATAGTCAAGATCAAAAGGAAGTTTTTCTTCGTAACGATGATAAAACTCGTATCGTGCGTCTGCGTCATTGATGTAGTCATGACCGACCGAGGTATCAAACGAGACTGAGAGCGCATCCTTGAGAAGATCGGGAAGAGCGTTCTTTGTCAGTTCCTTGTGACGGCCATCGATGATATTGATCGATTCCATGACCGCAAGATAGATCGCACGGTCCTGACACCACTTTTCGGTCTGGTCCTCGAGCCACTGCTGATTAACCTCCTTGTATTCAGAGATGTCAGTAAGAAGACTCGATGCTTCGGATGCGTCATCCTCTGGCAGATTTTCTGAATCGGCAATTTCAATACCCAGGGCTTCGGCCGTCGGAAGTTTGTTGTACTTCGCGACAAAGTGAACGACTGAGTCAAAGATTGCTCGATGCGGACCTTCGAAATACTCGCGTTTTAGAAACGGAACGACACGTCGTGTATACTCTTCATTGTGAAGAAGATTCCGCAGGATTGTCGTCTGTATCGTCGTCTCTGCCAATTCGGTAATCTCCATTCTCAAATGCGTTTTCAATAATATGCATGATAATGTTTCCGACGTACGTCTGAAACTCATCATTATTCTCGAGCTGTTCGGCCGTATACATTCTAGGATCGTATTTTGTTACGGTAAAGTCATACGATAGCTCAGCCATCTCATCTCCGTCGAGAACACGTGCGCTGAGACGTGTAACCTTGAACTTAATACCGTTCCACCTAGAACTCGTACGATCGATACGAATCTCAGAGAGTGCCTGACTTGAATCGGCTACAAAATCTGGATCAAGTATTGTATAGTCAGCTTCAGTTACTGTCACTACCCGCGTCCTCTTCAAGCTGTGGTTGTAGGTCTCCTGGAAGGTCATCCGCCTCAATCATCGACTTATAACCAATCATATAGTGATTACGAATAAACTCTTGGAACTTGGGATCTGCAAGAATTGGTTCCCAGAACTCTGCCTTCTGTGTATCCTTCTCGCGAACCTTGGGCTGAACCTCTTCTCCAGTCTCTGTATTAATACGGCAGTACCATCCTTGATTTGGTTTGGTAACATGACCGGAGAGCAGAGCAATGTCGAGTAGACCAGAGAACGGTTGAATGCCACCTTCCCAGGATACAGAGATCGGAATACGCGACTTCTCCTTGACGAAACGCGACTTCTCGACATTAATGATAAAGTGATAGCCCTTGATCTCGGTTCCTTTCTTGTCCTGCTGACGACCAATGATCCAGACGTTATCGGAACTATACATGATGCCGGTACCGCCAGATACGATAGCCTTGGGAAAGAGACCGATCTCCTGATAGGTATGATTGACCGCCAGCATCGGAATGTTCTTCATCGAGAGATACGGCGTGACCATACGAAAGAGACCTTTCAGAGCCTTGGCACGAGACATATCGGCGACAGATTTCTCATTGATTGCGTCCTCGAGCTCCTTCTTTGACGCAAGGTTACCGATTGAATCGATTACGACGATGACCTTGTCACCGCGTTCAATCGACTCAAGCTGGTTGACGATATCGAACTTGAGCTTTTCGACATCAGTGATCGGCGTATGTAACACGCGATTTGTATCGATATCAAACGACTCGAAGTATCCCTGAGGTGAACCGAATTCGGAGTCGTAAAACAGCATGACCGCGTCCTCGTGATGCTTCATATACGCCGAGGCCATGAGCAGAGCGAACGAGGTCTTAAAGTGTTTGGACGGACCGGCGAGTACGGTAAGTCCGGATGACAAGCCACCATCGAGTCGACCAGAGAGTGCGGCGTTGACCATCGGTACATCGGTCGGTACTTGGTCGTTTTCTGAAAAGAACTTAGACGATGCGAGAACCGACGTCTCCTTGATTCGTGAGTTCTTCTTAAGTTTATCCATTGCTGACATGCAGACGTACTCCTTTTATCATTGTACGAGTATTATTATAACTCAATTCACTATCGATGTAAACTAATAAATTCTTCAAGAGTCGACTCATCACGAGAAACAACATCATGACCCATCTTGACGTTGGACTGTTTCACGAAATCGCCCTGAACGGTATCTGTCTGACCGTTGAGATACTCCGTCACAAAGTCGGCCATGTCCTTTGCAGTGGTTACAGGTACATTCTGACACATATGATTTGCATTGGCCGGTGACTGAGGACTTGAGCCCGCCATATCAAAATCGTCCGGAATCTTCATGATTCGCAAACCCTCTCGTAGAGTCAGGAATCGATCGGCAAAGGGATTCACAAGGTAGTGTGGCATTGCACCGATGAAAGATGGAATCTGACCCTTTGGTACCGTAATACCGTGCGACCAGTAACCTTTGCCCTGATCAAGCTTCTCCTGCATAGCGCGAGCTCGATTCGCAAACTTTTCTGAAAAGGCCATGCTCTCCATCCAATCGGCTGTCTCGTTTAGATTCTGAACCAATCGATCCGACTCGACAATACAGTTGGTAGTCTTCTCAATCACATTGTAGTAGTCTTCGATTGTTTCACATTCATTCTTGTACATGCAGAATCGTAGCCACGGATTGTCAAGAGGATTGTCCTTATTGATCAGAACGTTCATTGGATCGTCCTCGGCGATATCGCGAGTCAGGATATCCTCCACCGGTTCCATCGGCCGACGAATATATCGAAAGATCGGTGTCTCTTCAAATCCTTTCGTAAAAAAGTAGAACGTCCGTGGTCTCTTCTGAGCGATACCATGCAAACGTGATTCGGTATAGTATAGATTCAGAGAGTAACCATTACTTTTACCAATCTCGTGCAGTCTCTGAGCAACCTTTTCTCCTACTTTACTGAACAAACGAGGTGCATTCTCACCCCAGAAGACCTCGGGCCGAATCTCAGACAGTACGTATTCTGCCGTCTTATACATCCATTCGTTGACCGATGAGTCCGCACCGGACGTACGTGATAGACTCGACAAACCAGCGCAAGGACAAACGGTATTCACTACGTCGACAGTAGATCGTTTACTCGAGTCCTCGTCAAGCAATGCATACTCACCGTCCCAGTTCTTTTTCTCGCGAAGGTAGTTCACAAAGTGAGAGTCGTTGGCCTGAAAGTCTGAGTACGATAGAATCCATTCGGGTAACTGACCGTTCATAGACTCCATGATTCCTAGGTTTTCACCACCGATTAGCGGTACGATCGATGCGTACGTAATGTCTTTACTCATGATTCGTTAGCTCCTTGATTGTATTCATTGCAAGTTCATTAAGATACGAGCCGTCATAGTACTCGTCCTTTAGCATTCCGTCTATATTTCTGCGTAGTTCGGAGTAGGCATCTGGATTGTTCTCAAGGAACTCGATCTTGTCGAACAGATCCTTGGAGTCGGTCACTCGCAGGAACTCAGGACACTTGAGATTGTTCTGCTCGTCGTACTCCGGATGTAGAAAAGGAATGATACCGTAGTGTGCCATCTCCCAGAACTTAGCGGTGACCCATCCCTTCTTAATCGGAATACAAAAGGTGTACTTAACTCGTGGCAGCATTTCCTGCAGATCGTTAAACTTCTTCGGACCCTTGAATCTTGCGTCTTCACCGACTGTACGAGGATCCCACTTACCATAGATCTCAACGTTCTCCACGTGGTCGAGAATGTACTTCTTAAGCTGTGGATATCGAGACGGCAGTCCCTCGTTACAGACAACCATAAAGTCGATGTCCTTCTCACCCTTTTCTGTCGATTCCTCTTCACCGCTAAAGAATGCGTCCAGTGTCGACGGTGTCTCGACAATCTGCTCACCCTTGGTCTTACCGATAAGAAAGATCGTCTCGACTCGCGAATACTCGCACGGTACACTGGCGTGGTCGATTTCGGTCGATCCAAACTTCTTTACACATCGATGATTTACCGTCTCGTTGTACTGCGACAGAACCTTTGACGGTCGATGCATAAGATCTCGCATCTGCGCGGGCCAGTATCGTGGATCGTTTACGATGATACCGTACGGAATGCGAGTCTCGTTCAGATAGTCGATAACGGGTCCGGCGTACTTAGCCTGCATGAACAGAGGACTTGCCAGAGTCGTAGGATCAGTCATCTTATACATCTTACCGCGAACATTGGAAGTCGCGGTCGGACCCATAAAGAACAGACCGCAGTCCATACCAGGATCAACATTCTCTCTCCAGTACTGGAGGTACTTAATATTTACCGCATCCTGATCAACATCGTTCTTCTTTTTATATCTATCCTTAAACTCCGACAGCTCACTCCACGGATCGACGACGTTACCGTGTCGATTGATTCGAGCACGTTCCTTGGGATCAAGGCGCGAGAAGTCGGAGGCACCGATCAGATAGAACGTAACGTTCGGATTGCGATGAATCAGATTCTCGTAGAAGATCGGAGCCTCGTTGTCTCCGCCTGTCGCTCCCCACCTCTGAGGATTAAACAGAATCGACTTTCCGACCTTACCAATCGCACACTTCATGATCTACCCATTCCTTAAAGTCATTTAGATTCATGGCCTTATCGTCCACGTAGTATGTATTGGCGTACGGTTTTCCGAATACCAATTCATCGTAGGGTACGTTCCATAGATTAAGCCATCTGACCGTTACGTCCCAGACATCCCTGTGAATCTTATCGATATCACCGTCATGAGTAAGCATACGTCGAGCTGAGTGAATGATAATGTAAAAATTGTCCACACTCAGCCTATGCATACGATCGATAATATCAATGTTTGGTTTTGCCTGACCGTACTTCGTTTCAGTGTCCTTGGCCTCATGATTTGGATAACAGATCGTATCGTCAAGATCGAACACGATCACTGGTCTGTTTTTATTACCAGGCACGATTAATGTACTCCTTAGCGTAGCTTGCGAATCTCTGCTGTCGTTTTTCGTCGTCAGAGTGTAACGGAATACATGACGCAAGAAGAATGATTCCACCGTCAAGAATCGTTTTGACCGGCAGATTGTATTCACGTAACTTTGAGAGAAACACACTCTTTACGATCTGATTGTGCTCGACGCCTGCGAGCATCGCATTGTATCCGTGGTAGAGATCGTGAGCAAGTTTGGCCCAATCATAAATATCGTCTCCGCGTGTCGTTCTTTTATTCGTACCGTATGCCCCACGAGGATCGATTAACTTAATCTGATCGGTGTTGTAGTTGTACAATATATTGCCAGAGTGTAGATCACCGTGTACGGTCTCGATAGGACGAGTCCTCTGAGCGACCTTGAGTGCCTGAACGGTAAACGCATTCTGATGTGAACCGACAAAGAAATTGTCGCACTGCGACATGCGATTCCATGTCTTATTGTACCACATCATCTTTGCCTCGTCGGAGAAACATCGAATAAACTCAGAGTCTTTACAAGTATCATTAAAGTGATTAAGCTTGATACGAAATACTTTATCGATAATATATTCCCAGGTTGCCTGCGTCAGATTCTCGTAGAGCATAAGATCTGACAGAAGTATGCCCGACTCAAAAGACATACAAAGTTCGTATGAACTGGCATTATCAAATACACGAGGAACAAAACACTCCTGTGTAGGAGAAAGACTTGAGTACCAAGAGATCTCAGATCTCAGCGTGTCCATCGATGACCGATCATGATAGTCTGGAGTCTTAGTAATTGTCCCAAGATCGTGATTGTACGACAGATTATTAAAAGCACGAGCCTTACGATTTAGAAGTGCGGCTGACGTCTGATGATACGTATTTAGTTGACCAATATCGTACCACTGATTAGTCATGACACGATCAAACTCACCGTACATCTCTAGAAACTCAGAGATCTCTGGCCCCTTCTTACACCAGGACATTGCCGTGTCGGCCTGCTGTCCGTCAGAAAAAGAATAGAGACCAACGAGCGCAACGCCGTTATCGATGGTTCGATTCGGTTTGTTATAGAACTCCTTTCCGTCCCACATACACCAACTCGAGTGATCATCGACGTTCTTGCAGAGAAGAAAATCCGTACCCAGGTCAAGATCATCGTCAAGAATAATGGCATCACCCAGCCATACGACTAACGGAAGAGACTTTTCTTCAAGTAGACTCATACCGAGTTCGATCGCAAATCTTGGGCCGTTAAGCTCTTCCTGACGAACGAACTTAACCTTCGGATGTTTCTTTGCGCAGTAGAGACGCGTGTCATCGAGAGCACCATCAACCACAACGATCTCGTTAATATCAGCTAGCTTATACGCCTGCTCAAGAATATAGTCGATCGTCGGCTTGCCATTGACTCGAACCATTACCTTGGACGTATTTGACGTAAGTGGTCGTAACCGTGTGGCCTCACCGGCAGCAGGAATAATAAGATTAATCGCCATAAACGTAGCTCCTTAGCTCGTATAACATATTCTGCTCGTAAGAACGATCATTGAGCAGACGATTTAATGGTGACGGATGCGGCATCTTAAAGTGTTGGGTGTCAATACGTTTCAGTGAATTTGAAACGAGATTACCCAGCGCCACCACGTACGAGTAGTTATACACACTCTTATGTAGCAGTTCGTAGTTCACCGAGGAGAGCCTCTGAGGTAGAAGAGGATCAACGATCGCGTTATGAAAACTAACGAAGCGCAGGCCGAGAAAATCGACCCACGCTTCGAAGCGATCGAGTGTACAGTTACGTCGATACTTTGCTCGTGACGGTTGCATACCGATAAAGATTACATTTCGGTTCATCATAATAAAGTATTATATCACAACTCAATCTAGATGTAAACACTCTATAGTTATATCGGACTTAAGACTTGCCTCTTTGAACAGCTTTGTGGTCTGATGCAGCGACGCCAACCATTGTTCAGGAATGTCATCGTCTGATCCCCAGTAGACGGATCTCACTCCGACCTGAAGAACGCCCTTGGCGCACTCACTGCATGTTGGTAGACCCCAGACATAGAGTGTTGAACCGTCGAGGCAAACACCGTTGTAAGTCGCGTTATAGATACAGTTCATCTCAGCGTGTACAACTCTTTCGTACTTTAGATCGCGGTTCTCATACAAGTACGGAAAGTCACGCAGAGCTCGAGGAAAACCGTTATATCCAGTCGCAAGAACTCGACCTTTTTCGGATATGGCTACGGCTCCTATTTGACGTGAGGGATCCTTGGACCAAGTAGAGATCTCACGAGCTAGCGAAAGATATCGTTTGTGCCACTTGTTGTCAGACACTCTTCTTAACCTCTTCTCGCCAGTAGGGCATTACCTCATCGAGTTTATATCCGAGTGCCTTATTCACAAACTCATTAATCGTAATGTCCTCTTCGTGGGCTGCACGAGCGATCAACGCAAGTTCAGAATCGTTCAGATCAAGAGAGATGGTCTCCATCTCCTCCTTTTCTTTAGTATCGTTTCTGCTTGGATGAACGATAACTCCATCGACTACATCACGAGCAATTCCTAGAATCTTATCGGGTAAATAGTCAACAATCAGTTCTTCGATACGCTCGTCTCCAACCTGATACTCAAACTTATTCTTATGATACCTCTCGAGATACTTTGGATTAACCCATCGATAACGAGAAACACCATCGCCTAGAGTAATTACATCGATTTGATACACTTCGTGATACACTGGATCAAATTGAACCGCAATAACCCAGCGATTATGCCTCTCTAATAACCATTCAACGGCATTTGCCATAAAGATATCGGGTTCATTCATATAAATGCTAGCATCTAGATCATTTGGAAGATCAATGCTCTGCTGTTCCCAGATGGCCTTAATTTCTTCGATTGTATTCATATTACTTCACCAGGTGAAAGTGTCTTTCGTATACATGTAGGTTTTGTACCTGCCAATAGATGTTGCCGTTCTTGACCGTACGATTATCGTTATTTAGAACGTTATAGTGATCGACCATCATGTCCAACGTGTGTGACTGCCAGGCAAAGTCGTTCTTATATCCGAAGACCACATCATTGGAGCGCATCTGCACGACGCAGTGCATAAGACCGTCACGAATGTAATAGGTCACAGCGTTCGTACAGATAAAGTCGTTCTTTCCATTCTGCTTTGACTCGTGCCAGATTGACGGGCGATTGTAGATCATACATGCACGACGAGAGTCGGGATTGTTGACCAGTTCGTATAGAGCATTTGAGAACTGATGGTAAAACTCAGGAGAAAAGATCAGATGACCGTAGTTCGAGTTGATCTCACCGTGACGACTGGCCGCGATCTGCCATGCCTTAGGCGGCTCACGATCCTCACCATAGATGTCGTTAATATTTGTCGAGCAAGAGTAGTACCAGTCGAGCTCCTTCTGAATGTACTCCTCATTTGGTTTGCCAAAGATTGCAGGTTCGTCAGCAATGAAGGAGGCCCCGAGTAACTCGATGGTCTTTTGGCCAGTACGATCCTCGGTGAACCGTTCGTTCTTAAGCTCGTCGATAAAGTACTCACGAATGTCGTCTACAGTCTGATACATAGTCTATGTCTCTGCTCCATGCACTCGAACAAGGTAGTCCGCGCGACGTGCAAGTCGATGTTTTTCTTTGTTGCTACGAGCGTTCGCCATCGACTCGTTGATCTGACTTAGAGTCATGCCTTTGATACGATCGCGGCCAGTGCGAGTCTTATGAGGGCTCTGCCTACCCTTTCCAAATCCGTTGATTGCACCCATTACTCTTCGTCTCCTTCTTCAATGTTAGTAGAGTTGATCGGTCGATTGAGAAAGTCGCGATCATCAGACTGACCGTCCATTTGACCACGCATATATGATACGGCGAATGACAGATAGTTGATCGCGTCCTTGGCGGAGTCTTCGAGAGACTCGAATGCAGGATCCTCACCGTACTCAGCTGCCTCCATGACGGAGTACATGCGAGTCATTTTCTGATGAACCATGTCAAGAATGGTTGCGGTACCACGAGGATAGTGATCCGCCTGGCGAATGCGCGACTTATCGTTCTGATAGTCACGAGCTTTGCGATCCTGTAGTTCGGCACACTCCTGTAGTACCTTAATCGATTCACGTGCCATAGTCTTCTGTTCCTCTGTTATTTTATTCTATTATACACTAGTTCACTGCTCATGTAAACTATAGATTCCTGTATGCAAACTCTAATGCACGATCCGCCTCGATATCAAGTCGGCGGTTCTGATATCTCTGAGTAGTCTCTGTATCCAGTTCGTGTACTAGATTTACGATCTCTTTGTTCGTAATGGCGTATCCGTCACGTACAGCATTCGTGGCAATTGAGACCATGATCTTATAGATCATTGCGTACCGACCAGAGTTATCGACATGAGCGATGGCCTTATACTCTTGAATCAGATTCTTGTTAACGAACGGACAGTCACGATATCCTGACCATCTTACATCGATTTTTCTCTCCATGGACTCGCGCCGATGACGAACGATCTCATCCTGCATTGCCTTTGGCAGACGATCAAGAAAGTTCTTTGCGGTCGAACGAGTCTCGATGTACTCGTGCTTGCTCATTAAAGAGCGAGGATTAATAACAGAACCAGAGTGATTAGAGAAAATAAAGTTGTAAGCACCAACATATTCTGCAGGTATGTAATACATGCGAGAGAGGTCTTTAGTTTGTGGATCTCCGATGTCGCCGAGCTCTCGGTTGAGTGCATACCAGAAATGCCTGATTCGATCACCATTAACCGTTGACGATAATGGGAAGACCAACCTGAACTTCGGTAGATCGCGGCTGCTGGAGGCAGTAGAGTAACAAACGTAGTTATAATTGCCATACCGATCAAATAATTCATTTTCTAGATTCTCCGCACTAAAGTCATGGTCGTCTACGTCCATCGCTGCCCACGCCGACCAGTGTGTGACGTTATCGTTGCACCGACGATTGGTACCATCTTCATAACACGCCGGCGATATCAGATGAGAGTCGCGCTTTGACGAACGCGGAATTTTACTGAGCTTATACAGCAGACTCTCGAACTCGTCAAAGTTCGAGAGATGCATGTTCTTATCGGTCTTGTTATCGAAGATCGAATTAAAGAGCGTCAGCGAGATGTCCGACATTGTCTCCGTGCTCCGGTGGCTGCCATCCCTCGGGTTTTACCATGTCGGGCAGTCCTAGTGGATTTGGACGCGATTCCTTTACACCGACCTCCTTGGCCATATTTGCCTTATGAACTCGACTCCAAGAGGCTCGTGGATCGACACCGAACGCGTCCATGGTACCGATCGCAATCACACAGAGATCAATCAGACCATCAACCACTTCGGACGCGTCGCCGTTTGCAATCGCTTCTTTGGTCTCACCCAGTTCCTCGTCCAGAAAGTTCATACGAAACTCAAGAAACTTTCGCAGCTTGTCAAAGTCGCCGTCTTCAAGAGTCTTTTCGACCCATTGATTAACACCGTACTTTCGATGCATCTCTCCAATATCGTGTACCCAATCACTACTCATATCGTTTTCTCCTTTCATAATGTTCTACTATAACACATCCGAGTCGTCTTGTAAATCATCGATGTCAAACCACTCGAAGATCTCGTTCATTACACACGTTATGATCGTGTCCTTTACCTGCTCAGGATCCGGATCGTCGGTGTGCTTGTACGATCTGTGATATCCATACTTCACTCCGTTCTCTATCGCCTCGGAAAGGATTCGGTACGTCTTAGGTTTTAAACTCATTATCCAAAGAACTCCTCGAGCGTCTGTTTGTTCTCGGTGCTCCAGCCGACCGCATCAAGAATCGGCTCGATCGGATCCAGAAACGTCTTCTGAAACTGCTTGTCGTAGTCGATGTACTTATGCAGTTGCAGCTCCGGTGGGAGATACTCCGGATACGATATGACGTTCTGACGAATCGGATTCGGCATTCGTAGGTAGCTGAACTTGACCTTATCGCCGGCCTGAATCATCGGATAACGATTCTGCAGATCGTTATCCTTGACAGCAGAGTTATATAGCAGCGCACCGCGAACGTGAATCGGTGTACCGTTCTTAAAGACCGTCTGCTTGTCCTTCCACTTCTCGATGGCCGACACACCGCGCGGAAAAGATACGTCCTCGGGCGGCAATGTCTTGAAGTGAGACTTAAACTGCTCGATGGCACGCTGCGTCTTAGACTCAGATCCGGACACGATGACCTTGAACAACTCCTTTAGCGCATCGCGACAGACGCCAGGAGTCGACGACTTAATAGCCTCGATACCCATGATCTTAAGCTTCGGTTCTGAGTAACGCACACCCTCGTTATCAAATACGTTGAGTATATAGCGTTTCTTAGCAGTCCATATGCCACGATCGGCAATGACCTCGCGCGACATTTCCATGCGATTTGTATAACAGTTGAATCGATCGAACATACTGGCGTATGCCTTTTCGATGACTGGCTCGATTGTATCACGACACGCTGCATCAATAAAATCGATAGGATTCTTAGGCTCAAACTGGTTCACAAGATCACCCATGTTAACGTACAGCGAATCTGTATCAATCGCAATGACGTAGTCCTTATCCTGAGTAGCCAAAGTCTTGTTCATGAAGCCATTAACTGCACGTTCAGCCCAACGAATCGCGAGCTGACCAGTAAGAGTAATACCCTCGGCCATCGGTAGAGAAAAGTAGCGGAAAAACCTATTGCCCATAGCTCCGTATAATGAATTGAGCAGAATCTTAGCGGACATCTGCTGATTCTCTAGATGCGAGATCTCCCTCTCGAGCTGATAAACTTTTTGCTTATCGGATCGATCAACTTGCTCCAATTCCTGTTTTTTCTCAAGCATTTGCTTCTTGGTGACACGGCGATCGTCATAGTACTGAACGACAATCTCTGGAATGATACCTTGTTCATCGTTTCTAAACATTGCACCGTTAGCGGCAAGCGAATACGTGTCCGTGTACTTACTAAAGTCGGCGTAGTTCAAGCAAAAGTCAACACTCATACCAGGATGAACGCCATCGATCTGAGTCTCTGGGCTCATGTTCCACTGTACGATAATCGACGGATAAAGTGAGTTTAGATCGAACGATGCGACCCACTCATGTAGCCCCACTTGAGGATCCTTGACGTACGCACCCTCAAAGTTGACCTTTTGCTTATCACGATTCGGTGGGATCACAATGTTACGAGACATCAGCTTACGATAGATGATCGTATCCCATATACGAGTGGTGCCAAACGTATCTGCGTAGTTCACTCCACCCTTGTATGCCATAGTCATTGCTAACGTGATCAGACCCAACTTATCCTCGAGTCGATCAACAAGTTGCACATCGACGATATTATAGTCTATGTACTTCTGAAAGTTCTCCTCGTATAAGTTCTGTAAAGATGTAAACTCCTCGTACGATAACTTACGTTCACCCAGAACGACGTGGGCAATATGGTCAAGTTTATATGATTCCTGGGCACCGTACGTATAACCAAACTTTTGAAAGAGATCAAGATAATCAAGCTGCTGAATACCGTACAGATCATACGTATCCAGTGACTTACCTTTGATACCAATCTGCCGATAGTTTACGATCTTCCACGGGGACATTTTTTTTGTCATGTCGTCACTGAGGACCTTTACGATACGATTCACAAGATAAGGAATATCGAACAGTCGAGTATTCCAACCCGTCACAACATCAGGAGAGTGACGTTCAGAATCCCAGTGGTCGAGAAAGTTTAGTAACAGCTGAGCCTCGTTATCGCATCGACGATACACAATGTTCGGCCGAGGATCGATCTCTGATTTTTCGATATCGTACTCCTTCAAACCCCAGACATAATAGGTATCATCAATATTGTTCTTAATCGTAATTGCGGTGACCTCGTGGCGAGCCTCCTCGGGAAATGGAAAGCCGTCGTTTGACTGTACCTCAATATCGATCGTTGTGACGTTGATGCGAGAACGATCAAACTCCGGATCGGTGGGGAATCGATCGTAGATATACTGAGCAAGATAGTTTTCGTTGCCGTAAACCGTAAAGTTATCGACTTCCTTATACTGCTCAATGTACTGCTTCGCGTCACGCATAGTATCAAACTCGCGCGGCTCGACGGGAGTACCGTCAAGCGTGCGATATCCAGTCTCGCCTCTTTGAGACGGAACATAGAGAGTCGGAGAGAACGTTTCTTTACGTGCTACTCGTTGTCCCGTCTCGTCGTAGCCACGGTACAGAATCTTCGATCCGTACCGATTGACGCAGGTATAAAACGCTGCAGTCATGAACACCTCCATTCAATTTGCTGGAAACCATTATATCAAAATATAAGGAGGTTGTAAAACTAGACTGACGTACTGATCTGCTGCTTTGGAGTTACGATTTTTGAAAACATATTTTGATACTGCGATAGAAGATCATCCACCGGATCGGTAACAAACATCACGTCTTTTTCTGTAATATCAACGCCCGAAGTAATACCAGTAGAATAAGGCATGAATGGTGCGAGGCCGAGTTGATTTGCTTCAGTAGGAATCAGAATAGCGATATCAGTCATATGATATACTGTACCACGAGAGGATGTTGATTCGCTAGTCAAAGTACAGATAAGTTCTTCACCGGTGGAGAGACGCACAATTTTAGTTTCAGGGGACATAATATACTCCATTGTATAGAGAGAAAAGAACCCCCGAGCAGCTGACGCTGACGGGGGCTGTATTACCTAGTGATTATTCGTTAAGGAGTGTCTTTTCCTTATCCGAATTGATTTCGATCTTCTTAGGCTTCTTGGACTCAGGCACAATACGCTCGAGCCAGATTTTAAGAAGACCATTGACCATCTCCGCCTCTTTAATCTCAATCTGATCATTCAGAGTAAAGGCTCGAGCAAAGTTACGGAGAGCAAGACCGTGATAGAGAACATCATCATTAGATTCGTTTGCGGAACCTTCGACAGTCAGCTTGTCGTCGTTGAGAGTGATCTCGATCTCAGACTCTCCGAATCCGGCAACCGCCATCTCGATGACGTAAGTATTCTCATCCTTCTTACGGATATTATATGGTGGATAGTTTGGAATGTTTTTGGCCATCTGATCGTGAACTCGGGACAACTGATCGTGCAACCGGTCGTAGCCGACCAGAAATTTGTCAGCGCCTTTGAACATATTATCCCAGTGATCAAACGTCGGATATTTAAGATGTGTCATATTATCTCTCCTTTATTAAGCGAGTTTTTACAAAGACGGATCCCATGAAGGCGATCCAAAATTATTTATACTTTCTTAGACGTTGCGCCGATGTTGTATTTGGCGCAAAGTTCCCAGTTGTTCTTATCACGATACGAGATGATCTTGATCTGCCTCAAGGGCGCAGTATTCGATAACTGATCGGGATTCACCGATTCAACAAGACCCCAGTCCGATAGAAGAGTTACGATTGTATTGCGACGGCTGAGGTCGTTTTCCATCAAATTCGATGGTTTACCGTCCAGAAGAAACAACTCCTTAAAGTGTACGATAAAGTACCGGCCCTGCTTATGAAGAATGTGGCAGGACTGAAAGAGTTTGTTCTCGCGTCGAGATGCGACACCAATGCGTGTCAGAGTTTCACGTACTTTAAGGAAGTCGTCCGGCTCTCTGAGAGAGACCTCGAGCATCATTGCTGGAGTCCACTCTACAGGCCTATCCTCGTTCTGTGGTCGAGGCTTCTCAACGGCCGGAGCGTCTTGCTGATGATTTGTTGTTTGTATAGCCACCTTTATAGACCCTTTGTTTCAATTCAGTAATTTGATCATTATTCAACAGAGTCAGGACTTGGCGTGCTTTTTCATTACTGTAACCCATTAATTGTTGCTCACAATCGCTCATAAGTTCTAACTCATTCATTCCTAATTATTTATAAAATCATAAATGTTATAAATAGATATGGATCGCGAGGTTGCAGCCTCCATCCATTCTAACACTATAGGGAGTGCCAGCATGTCTATTTATCATATCATTTATAAGACTACCAATATTATTAACGGTAAGTGGTATATTGGTGTCCATTCCACAGATGACTTAAACGACGGATACCTTGGGTCTGGAGTCAGATTATTACAATCAGTGAGTAAATATGGTGAAGAAAACTTCACCAGAGAAATACTATACTTTTTTGATACAAGAGAAGCTGCATTTAATAAAGAAAAAGAAATCATAACAGAAGATATAGTTAATGATCGTCAATCATATAATATGTGTATTGGTGGCAATGGCGGTGTAGGCAAGTTAATACCTACGGATGAAACTCGACATAAAATGTCAGAAACTAGGAAAAAATTACCACCGCCCGGTTTAGACAAAAAATATAAACCAGCATCAGAAGAAAGAAAACAGAAGATGCGTGAATACATGCTAGCAAATCCAACAAAAGGCATGTTAGGCAAAACTCAATCTGAAGAGACACGCAAAAGGATGAGCAAAGCTGCTAAAACCAGACCACATGCTACATGCCCAAAATGTGGTTGGTCAGGTCAGAAACAGTCAGTGTCAAGATACCATGGATTAGATGGTTCTAGGTGCGACCGCCTTTGAATACTTTTTGCTTTAACACCTTTAGTTGTTCATCGGTTAAAATGCTAAGTACTGCATCTGCCTTCTCATCACTATAATGATATACCTTTTTGATTGCATTAATGGATTCATTATCATCTGGCTTCATCCATTTGCTGAATCTTTTGCGCTTACGTATAGCGTGTAATAAGTAATCATTTTGAAGCCGTGAATCAAGGTGATGATTTTTGTTCATCTCGTTTGCGTGTAGGACCGAATCATTAAAGTACGAGAGTGATCGATTTGTGATATATGGATTATAGACTCGCTCAAGCAGTTCCGAATGATCACCGTTCTGGTCAAGCATAATGTTACGCTTACCAGTGTTGATCTCGTTTACGAACGAAAACGGTGTAAGTTTATCTTTACTCATTAATTATAATATCTCTTATATAGACGATTGGCGATTCCTACGATCGTATAGCCATCAAGACGATCAATTCCTTCGTAGTTAACTGACTCAAGATACTCTCTTGCTCGACTACAACCATCGGTGTCGTATTCAAATATGTCTTTATCTTTTGTCATCTTCAATCTCTTTATAAGTTCTCACTCGACCATCGTCTCTCTTACAAGAAACTGCATACGCATAACATCCATCGCGATGTCGTGAATCGGATCGTGATGTATGAACGATTCCTCTAGACCGGGTACCATAAAAGTGTTCTTGAGCCCCGATCCGAACGATAGGCCATCAATCATCGATCGCGTGTCGCGTACGGTCCACCAGTTATAGACCTCAGGAGACTTTAC